TGGCACCGCTGGCACTTGTGTATTGGGCCGCGCTGTTTTCCGTGCGAGTGAAGTAGTCTACCAGCTCGATCAGCTCGGGGCTGAACACTGCCAAGTAGCTCTTCTTCGTTCCGTGAGTCTCAAACAGGCTTTGAAGCATCCCGTTGAGCACCACTTCCGTGATCGTCGATCCGTCGTGAACCTGCGCCGCCGGTGTACGGAAGCTGCTAGGCACATCACTCGGCCCCGCGCTGTCGATCCAATCGAACAAACCGCGTGTAGCCCAAGGTGTGTCTTGATCCCCGGAAGTGCGATCCTGACCGCCGCAAACGACTGCCTCGATGTCGCGTTTCAACTCTTGGACTGCCTTGCGCTTGCCATAATCGTATTCCGAATTGACTGCTGCGGTGTCCACCAACTGCTGCACGTCGGTAACACCGAACGAGCGCCGTGATATATGTATGTAGTTTCCGAACCGAGCTCGTTTCGTCGCCTTGTTGTCGAAACTTGCGACATCCTGACCTTCCGGAATACCTGTACGGTTTACCGAGTCTAGGGTGTCTGCAAGCACTTCAACAAAGGTGGCGTTTGGCCCCGGCCCCTTCTTCATAGAGCTGACCACGGGTGTCTCTTCCGGTTCGAGAACCGTCAAAACATTCCGCAAATCCTCTCTGTTGCCCCCGGTATCTCCGGGCACACTGTATGTATTTGCTCCTGGCATATTTTTATTCTGTTGTTACGCGGCTACTCGCCGCGCTTTACGTTTAGCGGAGAACATTTCTTGTAGTGCATCGGCTGATCCGTAGTCGGGGCTGCTCTCATCGTAGAAAGCGTTGTCGGCGCTTGAAGCGGCCTTGTCGGCCGGTGTCCCACGAGTCGGCGCGGGCGCGGAGTTACTGCGCACCGATACCGACGAAGGCGATTCCTGCTTGGCGCTTTTCTTGGTTTTGCCGTTCATCATTTTTTGTATGTGTTGCAATCCAACCATCTGCGCCGTCACGATTCCCCTCCAATGGGGAAGTCTTCTTACCTCGGGAACAGCAGAAGCAATTTCCATTGCCTGCTTGTAGAACGAGCTCTTGGGGTCTTTCCATTCGGGAAACATTTTGTAAACCGGTTCGTTGAACCGTGTTTCCTTTGTGTTGTACTCCTTGATCTGCTCCTCCCTCTCGGGGATGTTGACCATAAGATGCGTTTCCGCATCCCGCTTGGCCTTTTGCACCTCCGAAGGTTCAATGTAGACTTCCTTTCCGTTATCATCGGTGTAGTTCCCGCCGTCCGGGCGTTCCTCGCACCAATGTTTCACGTTAAGCCACTTCTTCTTCTCATCACGCAACTGTTGCACGGTGTTGATCTCACCTAACGGCCCGTCATCCGGACTTGCCACCGGTGCTTCGGCGGCGCTGCGATAAGTTTCTACATCCTGCTCAAGTTCAGTGACTCGATCCTCTGCCTGCCTCGCACGCTCCTCTGCCTCCTTGGATCGTGCCGTCAGCTTGTTCACGCGCTTTTGGAATTTCTTCTCCCAACGCGAGTCCGTACTTTCCGGCTCGTCCACCGTCTCCTCAGTTTCTTCCGTCTCTTCGGGCTCTTCCTCCGGTTCGGCTTGCGCCTCCTCTTCAGGTTGATCCGGGTCCTCGGTTTCGTCCTTTGGTTCAGGGACAATTAAGGGCGCCTCTTCCACGGGCTCTTCCTCTGCATCCACCGGGGATTGTTCTCCAACAGTATCCTCGGCTTCCGTCTGCTCTCCAATTGGCTCGACCGTCGCCGGTGCGAACATGGACGAGAGCTCTTCCACTGATATGTTGTCTGCGGGTTTAGGGGCCTCCGCCACGCCTGTTTCTATATTAGCCATGCTTTATACCTTGCACTTAGGTGTCCAGTGTTTGATTACCTCCAAACAAAGAAAAAGGTCGTGGAGGCTTTTACCTCCACGACCCTCATCTGTTTAGCAACAATGTGCTTGGGGCGGCCGTTCAGACCTATTCAGGTCTATTCAGACCCGTTTTTTATTCCTAAAATCAATTCAACTAGACTTGCCAAAGCATCCACACCGCCAGCCGCATGAGCTAACTTGCCGTGATCACCGGCACACCGAGGGTCAGAAAGATAAACCACCAAGGCTTCCTGCTGTTGCTTGATCAGCATGATTAAATATTCAGACCGAGTGTCGGCCATTAATCCACGAATGTTGTCGTGAATAAAATTTTCCGGGGAAATCTTATCAATAGGTTCGCCTGCGCTCATGCTCCCAGCTTTCCGATTTGTGCATTTTGTTGTTGCACAAGTTGATGTTCAAGTTGCTTAAGCCGGCGTTCCACCACACCGCGCACATGTTCATCTTCCTGAAGTTTTTTAGCTGCCGTAGGGGTCTGCGCAAGCTGGCCTAGTTCATTAAGCCTCAATTCATATGCCTGACCTTCCTTAACGTCCACCGGCACACCCGCCATGAGCTGCGCAAACACATTGCGCTCCTCCTCCTTTTCCTGCTCGCTCGCTGCTTCCGACGGTCGCAACAAACGTTCGCCCATGTTTGGGTCAACAAAATCAAACACTACCTTCATCAACTCGGTGCGATCCACCACGCCGTTGATGTCAAACTCACCCACGGCGGCCCTCAACAACTCAAGCTTCTGCTTTACCAGTTCCGCGTCAAGATTAGCCACATTGAACGTGAGCTGAATGTCGTACTGGCCTAAAATTTCCTGTCGCGTGGTCTGCAACGGTTCAGCCTGGTTGCTGCCCACCACACGAAAATAGAATGGTTCAGGCATAAACTGCTGGCAGAGCTGCAACACTTGTTGAGTTACTTCTCGCCAGTGGTCGAGCCACTTGCGAACCATGTTCTGCTGGCGCATCTGCGCGTAAGCCACGTTGGCCTCTTCCACCGGCCGCCCAAAATAACGGTCGGCTGTCTTACGGATACTTTCCTCGATTTCCTTACTGCCTGAGTCATATTTAGGACTTTCAGCATATTGGTAATCGTCGGCGCGCATCCTTGGAACCATCACGCCCGGCCCCCATGAACTCGGGGCACGGCCAAATGGGTGCATGAGAGGCGGCATTGTTGCCAGATATGAGCGATCCACCCGGCCATCCCATTCCATCTTGATCTGGCGCTGCCAAGTGTGAGCGATCTCGCCGTAGCCTCGTGAGTCATCAACGCGCCGGGAAAGAAACTCGCGGCGCATCAGCACAAAAGGCATTTGGCAGTGCCCGTAGTTGAGCAGCTCATGCTTGGCCACAATCTCTCCGCCGGACTCGTCCGACATAAGGTGTGGGCTAAAAATAATAATATAGATGCCCGGTACACCGGTTTTGGGATCAACACGCCGCTCAAAAGCATGAACGATCTCATAAAGGTTTTCAGTATCCAGATCGAGTTGGCCCGGCCGCTTGCTACGATGAGTCGTATTTTCGAGAAAGTTTCCCGAAGTCATGTTGCCTTTGGCACTCTCGATGACTTCCTCGGCCCAGCGTTTGTCCCAATCCTGACTAACTACCGCATCCTGTATCTGCTCCGCCGTCATGTATTGGCGGTAATAAAGTCGGCGCGCTTTTTGAATGTCAGTGGTGTCTGCCGGGGCAAAGAAATCTTCGCCCACTTTAAGCGCCACGACTGTGGGACGATCCTTATGAACCATTGGCACTGTTACCCTGCCCTCACCCTTCTTGCGCAGATCACTGATCAGCGCCCGCACCTCGGCATCTGACACGGTATAGTTTTGTGCCGCCAAAAGATTCTGCGCCATGACAAACACAGCGTCATCGTTTGCGGGATCAAGCAACATGCTGGGCAACTCTGCCAGCGCCGGATCGCTCATCGCTGCGTTCTTGATGTCCTCAAGGTCTATTGTCTCATAATAGCGTTGCGTTTCGCGTTCCCAAAATACACCAATCACCGCCAGCCCATTTTCGAGATAATAATTGGCCGCCAGCTCCGCCTCTGTATAAAACTCATCAATCTGGTTGCTCAACATGTAACGCAGAAAATTGGTGGTCTGAAACGCTTTTTTGGCGTCGTTGCTCTCTGTGGGCATCGCCTGCACTGTCATGTTGCGCAGCGATGTCATCAGCATGTCAGTGTCCTCGTTTACATAAGTGTCCACCAACGGCACACGACAATCACTGCAACCATCAAACGGCACCGGGTCACGCCCAAGCGTTTTCTTCCATTTGCGACCGTCATCTGATTGGCCCGGCCAGATATTGTGCCGATTTTCCCAGTTTTTAGTCTTGCGGTCTACTTGACTACTATCGGCAGCTTCGCGGTATTCTCGAAGTATCTCCCCAAGATCCAGCTCGTAAATTAAATTGTCAGATTTCATTGCACCTTTACAAGCGCCCCTTCCGACGGTAGTTTTAAATAGCGCCGTACACTTTCTCGAGTCACTCTTTTATGGACTCCAACCGATTGGACACTTTCAAGTTTGCCCGTATCTATCAGCCGGTAAACTGTAGATTTTCCAGCTTTTAATAACTGTGTGACAGTTCCTACCTGTAATAACAGTGGTAAATCATTGAATTGCTTCATACAATCTCCTCGGCCGGGATATTACGTTTTAGCGCAATGCCGTCAAGGGGTTGTCAAATTAAAATAAATACCCACACACTTATATTTATTTTAGAATGTGACGGTTTACGTCACATTGTGACGCCTAGCTTGTCCCATAAGCCTTCCAACCTTGGAAGGCTTTGAAAAGAGTGTCAGATTTCTTAAAAGACTGATATTAAGCTAGTTAACATCGTAACATTTATTTGAATATTACAAGGTTGGAAGATTTATGAGACAGAATCTGTCTCATTTACGTCACATTTACGTCACTTGAAAATGTGACGGGGCCTGTCTCATTTAGAAATCCGGGGCATCACCACCCGTGGCCGCAAAGGCCACCGGATCGAAGTGGTGGATGCCATCCTTAAACATGTACCTATCCGGGTCGATTACGTCCTTGAGCGCCCCTTTAAGGCCGTCTAGGCCAGTGTACTCGGCGTAAGCATAGATCGACTGCTCGCACGCCTCGCTGATGTAGTAGCGCGGGCAGTTCATCATACTGACCGGCTTGCTTTCGTCGTAGTCAAGCATGTCGTTAATGCCTTGTATCCCGTCTTCGATCTGGCCGCCCGGCGCCGGGAAGAACACCATACCCGGGACGATCTCGTTACCTTCTTCATCTAGGTCATCTTGCTCGAGCATGATGATGGGAGTCATGCCACTTTTTGCGCTGGGCACCTCGGCGCCGCCAAAGCGCGAGTCAATAATGCGACGGTGTATTTCCTCGCCGTCCTCAAATTTAAGAATCAGCTTTTTGTAGCTAACCAAACTTAACCCCAACCCGGTCTGCGCGGGCCCCGGCTTGCCATCCGCTTTGTCACTGGGCAGCGCCCATTCTCCGTACTGTTGACGTGGCGGCCATTCCCGGTAGAGAAAAACCCGGTTCAGGTTGTCCACTAGGTACCATTTGATGAACCAGTTTTTGCTTCCGGCCGGGTCAACCGAGCAGTAGCGCGTGCCCGATTCCGGCACTTTGTCCACCGGCACAACATGCACGTTCTCGTTAAATTTAGGAAACGCTTTACCCTCGAGCCGCTCTGCCCACCCATAAGCACGAATCTTGATCTCTTCAGTGCTCTTACCCTCGAGCATCTTTTTTACATTCACATATCCGCCAAACGGATTCCAAATGGAATGAAAACAAATCATCTTGGCATTACGCCGGATTGGCTGAAGCGTGTACGGCATGTGGCCCGGGGCACAACCGGGCACGTTCACATTGTTTGGCAGCAGTTCGCTCTCGGCACTTTCCAGCACTCTAGCCCCGCTCTGATACTCCTTGACCGTCATGCTGTAACCTTTCACGGGAGTAAAGGTGACAATCAGTTTGCCCGAACGAGTGGCAATACGGAAACGCAGCGTCTTGACCAGATCATAGCCAATCAGCTCGTCCGCCCATATCAGATCAAGTTCCCCTCCTTCAAACACTGATTCCAACATGGAATAGTTCAGGAACCGACAGCGCGAACCATTTGGCAGGATAAACACTTGATCACTAAAGCCTCCCTTGTCTGTCCAACGCACATTGGTTGTCTTGCCCTGCTTTCCTATGTCGCGCCATTCAGGCGGCAGATAGCGCCGAATGACCGGCTGCTGCATTTCGATGCTACTAGGCAGTGTGGAATGCAAACACCATACGTTGCTTTTATCTTTGGCACACATTGTCTCCACCACATACTTAGCGGCAAAGTCGGTTTTACCCGCCCTGTTGCCGCCAAGTATTAACAACTCATCCGCCTCTGATAACAGAGAGCGCGCTCGTGTCCACGGTTCCAGCTCAAACCCGCTGTTAAGCGGATCGTTAATGGACAGGGCAATTGCTTGCTCTCGCTCTTCGAGAAGTTTTTGAAGAAACTCAACGCCTTTGGATTCGGCGATGCTCAGCATCTCCCTGTCCGTGAGTTCCGGATGGATTGGGTGTGGAGTCTGCTTAAACGACATTAATCCCTGTCATCAGCTTTCACTATTTTAGGCTCACTACTCCACGTTTCAGTGGCATCGTGAATGACTCGCTCAAGAACACTTGCCGCGTTTTGCACTTGCTGCGATTGCTGTTGTGCAAGTTGAAGCGCAAAATTTGCAAGCGTTTGAAGAGCTGCCATCGCGTTTGCTTTATTTGCCGTTGCGTTTGCTTTATTTAGGTCTGCTTGTTCGTCAGCCCCGTCCATTTTTTTAGTTTCTTTTGCCATGTTTTTTCTGCTTTTACTTTATACCTATTTGGTTCTTTTATTATTTCATCTGCTTTTTCTTTACGCAGATAAAAAAGTGGTTCGTTTATCTTTAACTCTTTTTCGTGATACAAACAGTTAAGAGCTTTGGCTTCGAGTTCCGCATTGCCTCTGCCCAGGCTAATCTCAAGGTGTTTCAGAGTAGTGGGCGACAGTAGCTTCCTCATTGTCTTTAACGATCTCAGGTTGCATTACGTCTACGTCTTCCTGCTCCTCTTTCTTTTTTCCGCTGGAAACAGGAAAATCGAAACTGTCCACCTTGATCTCAACATCGTTATAAGTGATTCCGTTCACGTCCCAGCTTGTTCTCACCATTCGCCCGTGCACAATAATGACCGAGCCCGTCCTGAACCATTTGCGGATGTTGTCCGCAAGTTCATTCCACGCACTGCACTTGTACCAATCAGCTTCCTTATTTTTTCCCATATGATTGGCCACGTTAAAGTTGGTCACGTTGCCGTAGTCTTCGTTCGGTGTCGGATCAGCGCCCAACCTTCCTTCTAATGTTATGTGTATCATGTTTTTTTAAAGTCTTGGTCGTTCACGGTTACTTTATCCATTTATCGTACTGCGTGTCCTCAAGAAAGCGGACGAGTTCGGTTCGGGCATACAGTGGCCGTTGTAACGCGCGGCTGGGGTGAATCAACCCTCGCTTGGCCAAGCGGTCGAGCGAGATCGGGTTGATGCCAAGAAGCCCGGCGGCCTCTTTGCGAGTGTATGCGAGGCGAGTGTTATCTTTCATTTGTCCTGTCATTTTTTATATTTATGTTGTTTTTTCTTCCTTGTAAGCTTCAAACCGCATGGCCGCTTTATGAAATACATAATCCTGTCTCCCGCAGGGGCCGTTGCGCTGCTTGACGATCACAAGGTTGCGTCTCTTTTTTTCCAGCCATCCTTCTCCGCTTTCCCACATGTCGCGTTCTTCATTGTTACGCGGCTGGGCATCAGCCAGAATAGCCACCAGATCAGCGTCCTGCTCGAGCTGACCAGACTCCCTCAAATCCTCCATCGAAGGCGTGTAGTGCCCTTTCTGGGCCGAAGCGCGATTAAGCTGCGCAAGACCGAGCACAGGAATCTCGAGCTCCTTAGCAAGTGCCTTAATCCCTCTTGAAATCTCGGCAATTTCGCTCTCGCGATTGTTGTACTGGCTGCTCGTTCCCCGAATGAGCTGCACATAGTCGAGCACCACCAGCTTAATATCGTGCTGCGCTTTCAGGCGCCGACACTTAGCTCGAATGTCGAGAATGCTCTGTTGAGTTGTGTCATCAAGATAAAGCGGTAGTTTTTTAAATTCCTCACATATAGGCAGGAGCACCGATAAATCTGCCTTGTAAGCATACCCGGTACGGTAATTCTGATAATTACACCACCCTTGAGCAAATATAATTCTTTCCACCAACTCGACGGCCGCCATTTCCATCGAGAAAAACGCCACCGGCACGTTTTGCCTAAACAGCAAATCAGCCACAATGTTGGTGGCAAACGAGGTTTTGCCCATGCCCGGTCGCCCGGCAATCAATATCATTTGCCGCTTTTGAAAACCGCTGGTTTGTTTGTTCAAATACTCAAACCCAGTGTCCAGCCCTGTCAGTCGCCCTTCACCGCGCTCGTAGTTTTCAATCTCCTCATAAAGCTTATTTACCAATCCCCCTAAATCTGCTCCTTGATCCGGAGCACGCGACGAATTGAGATCAAGTATGTCTGTCTCGGCACGATCCAACACCGAAACTACTCCACCATGATTATCCGGGTTTTTTGCCAGCTCAACGTGATGTCGGCTTACCTCAATCAGTTTACGCAAATACCAACACTCCATTACCGGCTTTAAATAAAACTCTAGGTTTACCGTGCTGCCTACTTCATCTTCAATCTCCGCCATCAAACTCGCCCAAGGCTGATCTGGCTTCTCCTTTTTCAGTGAGGAGGTGAGTGTCAAAATGTCGATTCCCGTTCCGTCTCGGTACAACTCGAACATAGCCCGAAAGATTTCCCGGTGATGAGTGTCGTAAAACGCATCATGCGGATCGTTGTTGCCAAGCTTGGCCAGCACGTCACTCAAGCTTAGTGCAGGCGTAAGCAAGCAGCAGCCGAGCACGCCTCGTTCAGCCGTTAAATCTCTTGGGAATAATTCGTCACTCATTTTTTATTTGTTTTAAAATTGCCGTTACGTCTAACTCCCCACCAACCAGTTCTAAATAAAACGACGCCCCCCCATTTTCTTTAAAGAAATCTTCTACTTCTTTCATTACAGCTTTTTTACACATCCAACCACCTTCTATTTTCCTCGTTTCGTTTTTTGATGCTTTTAACTTTCTATAATCGGTTACAGCTTGTTTTAGAACAGCTACTGCCAAACTTGAGTTACACTCCTTTTCAGCTTCCCAATCGACCAAACCTTGCCGTTCAGATTGTTTCATTAGCTGCTTACTCCTGCCAGTTGCTTAGTGAGTTGATCACGCTCGTTTCGTAATTTCCGGAATTCTGCTTTCGTTTCCACATCCGCTTCTTGAATACCATCGTTTTTGGGATTGCCTGGGTGCTCCTTCATCAGCTCGGTCAAATTCTCCTTTTGCTGTTTTAAGTCCCATGTGGCACGGCCGCCTCTTTTTTTATTTGTAGCCCATTTATCTCTTTCACTCTCCCATTTGGATTTTAACCGATTAACCAAGACTCCCAATTTACAGCCCATTGGCTTGAGAGTTTTGGACATATCGCCGTCCACCCAGAAAACTCCATTGGCATACCACTTATCATACCACTCATCAGCAAAGGCTGGATCGACCCCCATCATGTTGGCTCTCTCTCTTAAATCCTTCTTCTCCACCAATCCGGGGGTGTGATCCCTACCCATAATATCTTTATAATCCTCTTTATATTCTCTTTCTATATAGGAGTCCCGCTCAGAGACAGTTGAGTCCCGCTTAGAGACAGTTAAGTCCCGCTTAGAGACAGTTGAGTCCCGCTTAGAGACAGTTGAGTCCCGCTCAGAGACACAAAGCAAATAGCCATCAACGGTGGCCTGAATGACGTTTAATTCACAAAGTTTGTTAATTTGGTTATAAACGGTTGAACGGCCACAACCCAGGTATTCAGCCAGTTTGACAGGAGATTGCCAAAAGTAACATTTGCCGTCTTTTTCACTGGAAATGATCGCCATCGCGCAAAGCACAGATTTAGTGCTGAACTTCATTTCCGGGGTTTGCGTCAATGCCCACCATGTCTGATCTGTCGCCATGTAGCCTAATGTAGATGCCTTGACTCATCTTGAAATCCCATCGGCGTTGCCGGTGATCTTCTAGATAAATGAGCACACAATTCCTGTGACGTTTTTTTCGCCATTTCCATTTTTTACCTTCGGGAAGTTTTTGGGTAAGTTTTACTAACCCGTTTGTAGTTAATTTAATCCATCTCTCTACCATTTACCCGGCTGCCGTGGCGGCCGCCCTTTCAACACCCAGCCGTACTTTTCTTTTGTGGCTGGAAACCTCATTGGTTCACCGTTGATCAACCGGAGTCTAAAATTACTGCTGTCATGCACACGAACATTGATGAGCTCATTATTTTTACGTTTTGCTTCAACAATTTGCCGGTTGCCAAATCCTCCCCTTATAAACGTCACAATCTCCTCTAAGGGCCCCTCAAGGAGTTTTTTATCGTTAGGAGTCATATCCTGCGCCAAACCACTTTTAACGTGTTCCAGCACGCTCTGAGCGCCTTGTTTGGTGTAATGGATCACACGCTTGATCCGCAGCCAGAAACCATCTTCAGGCGCGCCTAGTTCCTTTGTCCTAAATTCCCGCAGTACCCCACGGGAAACGCCGATCCGATTGGCCAACTCTTCCTCTGTAATCAGATCATCCATTCTTAATAAATATTCCGTCGAGGGGAACCAATCAACCCCCCCGACGGTAACGACTTAATCAACGAGCTAATCATGTTAAGCCCGCCCCAAATCAAGCCGCCAAAATAAGTTTTGAAGGAGTGTTCAATGCAGCCGTCTACGCCGGTGCGGAGCTCTCCTCCGACTCTATTCTCCTCCAAAGTTTCAGCCCCGGGGAGGAACCAACCAAGAACCCGAGGCCGAGGCCGACCCGGAATGGACACCGGGAACGTAGCGCCATATAGCTTATTAATGTTTTCCGTTAAGAGAAACATGCCACGTTAGCCAAAATTTTTTTTCCAGGCATTTAAGTAAAATCTATTAACGACACAATAACCGCTAAACTTAATGCTATTGCCCAAAACCAAACATTAACGGCACTAGGCCCAATTGCTGAATTTTGTGCGAGTCGGTATCCATTATATACTGGCGTCGCGATTGAAAATCGTGACCCCCCCCCCCCCGACTGTTTACGAGGCTCGAAGAGCCGAGCAGAGCCACACCAAGATTGAGAGTGTTCAGAGTAGAATGGCCCTTCAATTTGACCATAAATCGACATAGATCGCCGTTTTGCCCCTATTTGTTGAGTTAATCGGGTGTTTTGAGGTAACTCAGAGTTATTTGAGCGAAAATTAGACATCAATCGCCTCCTTCTTGAGCTCGGCCAGGCGCGCAGCCAAGGCGCCCTGATCGACCGTCACTTTGGCAACTATTGACGTGGCCGAACCGGTTAACAGATTGCCGTTCGTAACTGTGATCCCGGTCCCCACACTAAGCTCATGAAACTTGATCTTTTCAGGCTCTTCCTCGAGTCGCCGCCGCATCTCTTCCGCTCCCAGCTCTGCAACGGTGAAGAATTTAGAAGCTATGCGTTTCTTTATTGGCTCCAACTCTCCGCGATCTTCAGCACGCTCGACCAGCATCCGGATTGACTGACGAGATACGCCGAACATTTCAGCCACTGCTCGCT